GAACCCAGCCAATTCAGTAAAGTCTTCCGGGATGCTGAAATCATCAAATGTACCCTCAATGGATTCATCCAAAGATTCCCCATCTGCATCAGCGTCAAACTTCGACAGAACACCACCATCAGTCAATCAGTCATAGAATATGACGGTCTGACGCTTTGCATCAGATGCCGGATCATCATTGGTGATCTGCATTTCAAAGTAGATGTCCTTGCCGGTGTTCTTGAACTGAACCATCAGTTCACGCATAACGGAAGTGTTGTAGTGCATGGTTCCACTGAACGTTCCTTCCATACCGTAGGACTTGTGACCTGCCATGATAGCACCCAGCCTGGACACTTTGCCCTTAGACTTATCAATGGTGAATTCCACATCAATCATCTGCATGAAGTTGTAGCGTCTGCCATTGATGGTTGCATAGCATTCAGCCAACCTTGCGGAAATCGCATCCTTGGCTTTCATAATGGTAATATTTCCCATTTGCTTTTTACCTTCCTTTCTTCAGATTAGGACACAACGGTTGTCATGTACAGCTTGCCCATGGCATTGACCACGGTGACTGCATCCTGCACCACAACCGCCTTTTTGGTGTCACCTGCGCTGACCACAACGTCCGAATCCTCAAAGTCTTCAATGGCACGGATTGCCAGAAGTTCCTGATGATGCTTCACAATGTCAGACCACAGGGAAATGCGCCCTGCTTCATCATTGGGAACAGTTCCCAGGTAGCTGGTAGCAAACAGGACTGCAATGTCATTGCCGATCTGATCAATGACACGGACTGTCTGGTTGTCCTTGAAGATTGCACCACAGTCATCCGTAGTGGTTACCATGGTGTTAATATCATCCAACACACGAACATCACCGTTGACATTGTGGAAAGTGAATTCACCTTCCTGGATTGCCTTGGTCAGTTCGGACTGGTTATAGTCCACATCCACGGTGAATTCACCGTCATACTGCTTGTTCTGAAGGGATTTATTGACCGCACATCCAGCCTGTGCGCCAGTTACCCAGTACACAAGGGATGCTTCAGACCAGTCGTCATCCGTAACCTTGTTCTTGACGCTGATTCCACCCATGTAGTCAGCGGACTTGTAGTCATACAGAACCAGCTGGAACTTCACACCTACATCATCACGCATACGCTTCACAAAGGAAGCAGCCAGCCCCTTGACAGTGGCTTCCTTGGTGACAATACCCATGGTGTTGAACCGGTAGGATTCAATCTTGTCCAGATAGTCCTGGTATGCGGTTCCGGTGACTGTCCCGGTAGTTCCACCGGTCAGCGGTGTGGATGCAGTAACCAGAAGGGTTGCATCTTTCTTGAACACCACATAGTCATTGTCTACCAGATCAGATGCAGAAGAAACCGTCTGCATATCAACGGCAGTAGTGTCCATGTAGGTGTAGCAGTCAAACTGTTTCGGATCATCTGCATTTGCCTGAATCACGATCTTCAGCGCATTTCCACGGACACCAGGATATTTTGCAGTTGCAAAAGTGCAGGCTGCCTTTGTACCACCAGTATTCAGCTTGTAGGCATAAAGGGTCTGTGCATACTTGAACAGGTCACGCAAGCCCTTCATGCGGTCATCCGTGTACGGATATCCAAAGAACTTCATGCTGTTTTTCTGGAAGTCAGCAACCCCCACTTCAAAAATCTGACCTTCAACACCCCAGTCTAATTCCAGGGGCATGGTTACAACTCCACGGTCAGAAAGAGTTGCGGTAGCAGATGCTACGGACACAAAGTTGATATATGCGCCCGGCAGCACCTTATTCTGTGAAATAAAAGAACCACCACCAAGTGCCATTATTTATCACCTTTCCTTTCCTTGTTCTCTGTAAAATCACCGGTATCAAATTCCTGGATCATCTTGTCCACCTGACTGAAGGTGTACTGCTGCCCATCTACCAGAAGGGCATTCACCAGATCTTTTCTTCCGGCATACTTTGCACAATTCACCAGCTGAACCTTTTCAAATACCGGTTCAGTTACGGTTTCAACATTCACAGCCCCTGCTTCCGGGGCTTCAGCTGTTTTTTTCTGTGCCATTTCAGTCACTTCCTTTCTTCTCAATTTGTTTCAGACTTAGGGATTCCATTGGAACCCCGGTTTCTACTTTGCGTATGAAAAATTCATAGTCCACAAAGAAGTTCAGAACTCCATCAACTACTTCATGGTGCATGTTCGTTCCACGGATTGGTCTTGTGTCACCTTCACAGGTGATCCACTCCATCACCCACACCAGCTGTTCCCCAATGGCATTGCATTCTGCCTGATAGCCTGTTTCAGACTTGGGGAAATACTGGATCAGAATGTGGTTGTGCTGCAAATAGCGTTTTCCAAGGAACAGGTCAGTGGATGGGTTCAGTGATTGCACAAAAAAAGCAGGTTCCTTCAGACCCTGCTTGATTTCTTCATCATAAATTTCATAGGCATCACCGTCAGCATTGAACTTTTCATCCAGTGCCTTTGCGACTGCCCGTATAATTTCATTGATCATTTCACCAACCCTTCCATGTATTTCTTGACCTTTGCTTCAAGTACCCGTGGGGCAATAGCCTGAAGTTCCTGTTCTGAAATCGTCATCATAAACTTTCCAGGAACCCAGCCGTTGTGACTTGGTGTCCTGTGTCCAAATTCCACATAAGACGCATATTCCACGGGATTCACAATTTCAATCACATATTCATTTCCAACATGTTTGACTTCCAGGGAATCAGCATATGCTGAAGCAGACGCATGTTTTTCCCCAGTCCAACCCCTGCGTAACGTACCGCCTTTTTTGCCGGAACCTTTTGGATATTTTCCAACCGGTGTCCGTTTGATAACCTTTGCCAGCAGTCTTGCAGCCAGTTCCTTTGCACACGATTCCACAAAAGCATCCGGGTTTTCCATGGACTTCAGCTTTTTTTCAAAGTCTTTCATTCCCCGGATGTCAAATTTTCCCATCTTAGCCATTTATGCAAACTTGTCAAACAATTCAAGCACGATTTCCTGATGTGTGTCATATACGGCAGATTTCCCACTATGGGTGTACACAGTGGTGATACCTGCCTGTGTCACAGTGATCTTGGATCCGGGCTTGATGTCCAATTCAGGTGCAATGAACAGCTTCGTGGTCTGTGAAATCTGTGCTGCTGAAGCAGACTGTGTATCTGCTGCACTGCTTTCTATTGACACATGACAGGGTTGGTTTTCCAGAAGGATCACCTCACCCTGCTTTGTCAGTCCTGATTCCTTGTCCTTCACCTTGCCCCACTCGGACACTGTTGCAGTGCCGTCATAGTGGTATTTCTCAAATGCTGACCGGGCTGCCAATCGTGCAGCCAGTACAGTGCTGTTCACCATTTCACCTTCCTGTGGGAATTCATATCATGCTTCCCATAGGTCATCAGATAGCTGATCAGTGTGTTCAGCTTCTGTTCATCCGTCTGCGATCCTTCACCAGTAGCAAACACCGTGTTGGTGTCACCGGTCTGGATCTGTTTGATTGCAAGGTCAAGGTTCAGGTTTGACAGGTCAGCAGGGGCAAAGGTCTTTTTCTGCTGAAGGAATTCACCAACAGCATAGTCAGCGGTTACATACTGCAAAGAACTTGGAATATCATCAGGACAGTGTTTGAAGTTGCAGTAATTGCAGACATACTGTGCAGCGTGTCCGGTCACATAGTTCAGTGTTTGTTCATCTTGTTCAGTGACCGTATATCCAAAGGTCATCAACCGCATGTTCACCAATTCAGTCAATTCTGTCATTGTCATACGGTTCACCGCCTTTCATTTATCCGATCTTGTGCTTGAATGCAACAATGCGGATCTGCTTCGGCTCATAGACACGCTTCCAGTTCTGTGCATTGGCAAGTTCTGCTTCAGTCGGTGTTTCCACGTTCTCACGCACAAGGTTCTGCCATGCAATTCCTCTCGGGTGCATGATGAACGCACGGCGGTTGATCAGGTAGTCAACTCCGGATCCCTTCTTCTTGTCACGATCTACTTCAGTAGCCACATGACCAACAGGGTTACCGTTGCCGAATGCCAGCGCACCCTGTCCGAACAGGTAGGTGGTGTATACACCATCTTCAACCGGGCAACCATCATCCACAATGACACGTCTGTCCTGGTAGGTGTCGAACTCAACAGAATTGCTGTCACGTTCCGTTGCAATCAGGTTCTGCTTCTTCAGATATGCCTTGGTTGCAGAGTGCATTGCAACAGCAGTCAGCTGTCCCTGTGCATCACCAAGCAGCTGGCAGGCATCAATGAAACCGGATGCAGAAATCAGCTTTGCAGCATCAGACTTCATGGACGTGATATCCAGGATATGATCAGTCAGCGGTGTCACATTTCCTGCATCACCGTCAGTTTTGGTGTAGGTTCCGAACACACCGGACAGAATCTTGATCAGAATACGCTGGTTTTCACGGCTCCAATAACCGGCAACCAAGTTGCCAATGGCAGCCATAGGATCAGAACCAGCCAGGGCAGCAGACAGGTCAGTTGCAGACCACATTGCAGCCTTGCGGATAGTGGTGGATACGTCCTTGTTGGACGTGATTTTCTTTGCAGTCAGATCCTTTCCTTCAATGACATCCTCGGAAGCACCGGTCAGGTCTTCAAAGAACGGCATGTTATGAATAGGTGCTGCTTCAGATGCAAGCGCATCAAATTCAGGATTGTTGGTGATGATGCCGGACTGGAACAGTGCAGACAGTTCCATGGTTCTGTTGATCACATACGGATTGAACAGTTCCGGTACAATCACATCAGAAAGAGTAGTACCAGTAGAAGGCATAATGTTTTACCTCGCTTTCATAAAATTTGTTAAATGTTCAGCGTGACACCGGCAGCAGCTGCAAGCTGTTTTGCCTGAATCGGGTCACTTTTCAGGATTCTTCCCTGTTCCGTCAGATTGTAGGTTTCTTTCTTCCAGGGGTTGCTTCCACCGGCAGATCCTGAACCACCGGCAGCAGGATTGTAACCACCCTGTCCGTCATTGGACTTGAACAGATGTGGTGTTGATTCCTTCAGGGGCTTCACAATGTCATCCACCCCAACAGGGTTGCCATCTTTGTCAAAGTTGAACTTTTCCAGACCACCCTGCTTGTAGATCAGGTAGTCCGGATCCAGCGCACCGGCTTCCGTCAGCTTTGCTTTCAGGGCATACGTCTTTGCAGTGTCAGCAGCTTCTTTCTGAAGCGTCTTGATCTGGTCTTCATATTCCCCAATCTTCTTCTGAAGATCAGCGTTGTCACCGGCATCCTTCTTCAAGGATGTGATGGTGTCATTTGCCGTTTTCAGTTCATTCACCTTGGCATTGAAGTCATCCTTGGGGACGGCATACTTCGGAAACTCTGCCCGTGCAGTGTTCATGACCGCTGCAACATCCAGCTTTCCATCCGTGATTGTCGCACCTTCCAAAATCGTTTGTAACCATTCCAACATAGTGATTTTTCCTTTCTTTTCCTTTTTATTCAGGGTGGTGTCCTGTCAAGAAGGATGCCAGTTTATTCACATAGCGGTGTATTTGTTGGTTGAACAGTTTAGTGCCATGTTCAGGGCAATAAAAAAGCACCCTTGCAGGTGCTTAATTATCAGAATATAGAATCCGGGTCTGTTGGTATTTCACCAATATCCCCGTCAATTTGTATTTCCGGTTCATCATCAAAGAAATAATGCCGGATCACATTCAGGGCATTCAACATGCTTTCCCGTTCAGGGTGGAAGCTGCCACCCATTGCGTGACCTTTTCCCAATTCCCTGCGGAAGATGCTTTCCATCTGCCCATTTTCCTGATCATCAAAATCTATGACCAGACCGTCTTCCCCATCCGTGCAGGTTACTTCCGTCATCACACCATGGAAAGTTCCGTTTGCAGTTATCTTTGCCAATACTCCACCACCTCACAATCACAATAATGACAACAATCCATAGATCCATGCTGCCATGTCTGGATCCTTTGCCAGCCTGGTTGGGTCTGTGAATGCGTATTCAAACCCCATGGAAACCAGTTCATATGCAGAACCACCGTAGTCTTTCCCCATGTATGGGTGAACAAAATCATCCTTCCGGGTCTTTTCACTCTTTGCATACCCGGAACCAAGCCATTCCAGACTTTCATCCTTGGTTCTTCTGGCATAGAATTCCTTTTCTGCATCCAGTATGCCCGGAACCGCCTTTTCCATTCTGTGACCCAGTTCATGAATTGCTGTTTCAACCTGTCCTTCTTCCGTCCATCCTGAAATTGCAATTTCTCCATTCCAGTCACTATAAAAGCCACGATCTACTTTCTTAGGTGTAAGTGTACCACGATTCATGGACATGTCAACCCAGTCCCTTGGGTAACAGGTATAGCCTTTTTCCACGGATGCCCGGACAGTAGACCGGGAATTGTTCAGGTGGGCTTTGACTGCATCTTCAATGCCGTCCGTGCCAACCGTTCTGACCTCACCAAGTTTTGATTTCAGCCATGCAATATTGTCTTCTTGGGTTCCTACATACTTTGCACTTGCTTCCACTCTACGCATTTCAGCAGCCATGTATTCTTCAGACATTTTGGTGTCCAGGATTTCCTTGTTCAGCCTACTATATTCAGTATTTATTTCATCCATGGATGTCAACCCAACTTCTTCCGGGGTCTTCAATCCCCTTCTGGCAGAAGCCAATTCCCTCACACGGCTGCTTTTTGCATCCAGCCCATAAGCGTTCAGCTGTGCTTGTGCTTCATCCATTGCTGTCTTATATTGCGCCCTGGAATCAGCAAATTCTTGTGAAAACACTTTCCCGGCTTCCATCAGATGTGATTCCTTCACTGTTCCACCGCTGGATGCAATGTCATCCTTGACCTTCTGAATTTTCTCCTTGAAGGTCTTGGGTTGTGTTGATGACTTAGTTGCTGGTGTCTTTGCAGACTGAACTGGTTGAACACCTGACTTATCACCATCAACAAAGGCTTTTTCCCAGTCAGCATATTTCATGTTGGCTGGCACATAGTAGGTCTTGCCATCCTTTCCCCTGGCAGCACGTTCACCAACGTCAAATTCATCATCAAAGTGTGGAACCGTGGTAGTCCTGCACCATGGATGGAATGGTGGTGCAGTGATACCCACTTCCCATTCCGACATTTTGAACACCTTGCCATCCATAGAACGGCAGATTTCAGAAGTAATGGAATCCAGTGTTGCAACAATTTCATACTGTTCCACATCCAATTCCTTGAAGCAGTCCTGCTGTGCTTCAGAAGAAAAATATGCTTCTTCCGTCATGACCAGCTTTCCGGCAGCACTCTTGGAAACACCCAGCCGTTTGGAAATTTTGTCAATGGCTTTCTGTGGATCCTGCCCCAAAATGATGTTCTGTGTCAGTGTGGTGTCCAGTTCTGCCATCAGCTTCTGTTTGTCCTTCCACACCCGGTCAGAAAAATTGCTTCCATCAGATGCCCATGGACTGTTGATCACCTTGCTGATGGTCTTGCTGTCCAGCGTGGAAAAATCCCACCCGACACCAACACCCTTCTGGATCTCAAAAGCAGTATGATAGAAACCGGATGTGTAGATGTCCC